GTTTGTTTTTTGGAAATCCATTGCTTTGCTGCGGCTTGAGTACGAAAGAGTTTGCAACCAAACCACGGCTCCACTGGCACAACCTCCATCAACTCCAATTCATTGTTCCAAATCCAATGACTGATAAGTGGGGAGAAACACAAGCGGGAACCAAGTCCCAGCGGGCTCTCCAAAACACCGGGCCGCGCCACTACCTAGTCGTGGAATTCGATGAAGGCACGTTTGATGACCATGCCGCATATCTCCAGCGGCTTAACAAGCTCCACAAAAACATTGTTCTGCGCTGCGCCGTTTTGAGCGGGGGTAAATCTCTCCACGGATGGTTCGATGTGCGGGGCCGTTCTGAAGATATAGTAAAACAGTTTTTTCATTCAGCGTGTCAATTAGGTGCTGATCCAGCCACATGGACACGTTCACAATTTGTTCGTATGCCCCACGGTCGCCGGGCCAATGGCAACCTCCAAGACGTAGTTTATTTTAATCCAAGCAATGCACCTTTTTGAAATCCATCATCACGCCCCGACGCAGAAATTTTTCATGCAAGATAACAGGGACAAGTATCTGCCCCTCAACGCGGACGCCACAAAGCGGCAGCTAAAGTTGCTTGGCCTCAACGGCACAAAAGCCCAAGGCGATCTGATGAGTCAGGTTGAGCAATGTATGGCAGAGTGTGTTGTGAAAAATTCCTGCGAGTATGCTGGGCCGCTCGCCGGTCACACGGCTGGGCTGAAGAACTTCAAAGGCTCCAGAGTGCTAGTCACCGACGATCCACATATTATTAAGGGGGAGAACAAGCCTTTCCCAATGATTGAGCAGATATTGAGCGACCTATTTATTGGCGAGTCTACTGACCAATTGTTCTATGTGTTTGGCTGGCTCCAAATGGCCCGCCGAATGTTGACAGCCGGGAAACCAATGCCGGGCCAAGCCCTCGTAATGGCCGGGCCGCGTAATTGCGGCAAGAACCTATTCCAAGACCTAATTACGGAAATGCTGGGAGGCCGAGTAGCCCGCCCTTATCGCTACATGACGGGTAAGACCGAATTTAATGCTGATTTGTTCCAAGCCGAACACTTGATGATAGCAGACGAGGCTCCGTTCCACGACATAACGAGTCGGAGGCTTTTTGGTACGCGAATCAAGGACTTCGCCGTGAACCAGTACCAATCCTGCCACGGCAAACACAAGGATGCGCTGATTTTGGCCCCATGTTGGAGGCTTACGATTTCAGTCAATGATGAATCGGAGAATCTTGTCATGTTGCCGCCGCTAGATAATTCAATAGAGGACAAAATCATGCTTTTCAAAGTCCAACAGGCCACGATGCCGATGGAATGCGACTCTCCAGAGGGTCGGTCTGCGTTTTGGGATGCGCTTTTGGAGGAATTGCCGGGATTTATATATTTTGTTGAGGAAATACATAAGATTGCGCCGGTTCACAAATGCCCGCGCTTCGGCATTAAGGCATTCCACCACCCCAGCATTGTGGAAGTGTTGGAGGACATGGCTCCAGAGGCGCGATTGGCTGAATTGATAGATGTGGTGATCCAGCCGAATGGTGTGCCGTGGAGAGGGACGCTTCAAGAGCTTGAGACGCGGCTCCTTGATGACCCCACCTACCGCTCCAGAGTGGAGAAACTTCTCTCCTACCCAACGGCTCTCAAGACCTATATGCGGCGTCTCCACACCGCTAGGCCCGACAATTACTTTAGGACAAAGACCAACGGTCGAAGTGTCTGGTCAGTCTCCAGTGTGTCTAATTAACCGTTGCTTTGACGAATCCAGTGCCCCAAGTGCCTCAAGTGACCCAGTTTCAACTTATATATAGGAAATAAGAAATAAATATATATAGAGCAAGTCGGAAATTGGGGCACTTGGGGCACTTGGGGCACTGACTGGAAAGTGTGCCTTCTGGAGGCCGAGCGGCTGGAAACGCGCCGGGCTGGAATTAGTCAGTAATCGGTTCGATTACCGACCGATACACGCGCTTGAAAATATATACATAATTAAAACTAATTTTTCTATGTTGGGAAATCGGCGCGATTACTGCACAAAAAAGCCCCGCCCCACTGGAGGGACGAGGCTGGATGTGTGAGAAAAAAGGGCTATCCGTCTTTGTTACAGTGGGTGTTGAGGAATCTCACAAGTCCGTCTTTGCCGTTGCCGATTTCGTGTTTGAAAGGGCCGACCCACCCGTCAAAGTCTTTTTGGTTCCCGTTGGCCCGGTATTTGGCCCGCACTTTGGCTTTGATGCTGGCAATGTCGGCCTTTGATTTGGCCCAATGTCGGGTGAAATAGGTTTCAGCCTCCATGTCTTTTTGGATAAGTTCGTAAATAATCATTCCACCACCTCCCACTTTGGCGTGATAAGCCCGGCCTCCACTTGGGCCAATGCCGCAAACGCCGCCTTTGAGAGATCAAACTCCCGGCCCGCCACAAATGGCCCGCGATCCGTAACCGTGGCGACAACCACGTTGGGGCCATGCTGGAATCTTACTTTTGTGCCGAAAGGTAAGACGCGATGCGCGACCGTGTGGGCGTCTGGATTAAATGGGTTTCCATTGGCCATGAGCCGCCCCCGGTATCGCTCCCCATACCAAGACACCTTGGATTTTCGCTTCTGAGCCTCTTTTGGTATGTGTTGGGTGTATATGTACCCCTGTGATAATAAAAAGGCCGTGAGCGCGATTGTGGGGGCAAGGAGAGCATATTTCATGCTTCCACCTCCTTCCTAAAATGTTCGCGGTACTTACGACCCTCCTCGCGCCCGGCCTCCTCGCCTTTAATTTCAACCCGAAAACCTTCGCCATTTGGCCCGTCTTGGATACCGCTTGACCAGTTATCCCAAACCATTTCGGCATCGGCCCGGTTTTCGCCCCCGCCGCAAGTCTCGGCAAACCCGTCAATGAATTCTTCGCGGGCCTCGTCGTGCCAATGTTCAAAGGCAAATTTCCGCGATTCACTGAAAAGCTCAACCCATGAATGGCCGTGCTGCCGTGGATTTTTGAGGGAGTCAAGGAACCCCTCTTTGTTTTCAATATAGGCGTGATGGTATTGCCGCCCCGCATCTGCCAAGAATTCTTCAACGCCCGCCGATTTCAAAATTTCTGGCATGGGTTGAGTGTTGAATTTCTCGCTGGATTCGTGTTCTTGAATGAAGTCAAGTGTCTCCGCCATGTCCTCAAATGGGCCGAAAATGCTTGGCCTCCCTTGGTGCGGGATTGTGATCCAAGTGTAGCTCATGCCTCACCTCCCGCGCTCTTTATCAAGTCAAGACAATGGGCAACCATGCCGTGAGCGACTTCTTCGGCCTCATTTTGGCCAAGTTCTTCGACGGCTCCAACAAAACAACCCGCCATGACGACCATTAGCGCGTCTGGAAGTGCCGTTTTGTGTTTTTTGCATACTTTGACAAAACCCGCCATTATGGCGTCCATTCGTTTTTGTGTTAGTTTTTTCATTTTCTCACATTTTTCCGGGGCATTTTGCGCCCCCATCGATGGCCTCCGCTTGGGAAGCCGCCGAAGGGGATTCAAACATCGTGCAAAAGTTTGACTGTCCAACTTGGTTGCATCGCATAAAACCGCAAACTTTTCCAACGATCTTGCGCGGTGTCTGTATAGTACCAAACCGCCCGCGAACCGTTGCGGATATATTGCGGAGTATCTTCGCCGCCATAGCTGTAATTAGAACCGCCGGTGCAAAAGGCTAGATTTTGGCCAATTTGCCAACCCATCATTTCATCCATTCCGCGCCCGGCGTCTGGCCCGCTATACTCAGCCAATTTCACCCCTATGACGCCCGCCTCGTCTGCTTCATCTGAAAAAGGTTTGAATATAGTTTTCGGCTTCCGGTAAAACCGGGCAAACGGGATTTGTTTTTCTTCCCGGTAATAGGGGCCGTTCATGGTTGCCGCTACATGGTCGCCGGTGTTTGGGGTGTCGCTTTTTTGCGTCAACCAATCAATAAGTTTGCAGACATTATCGAAGTCTTGGCTTGTTATTGTTTCGGCGTTTATTTCGTCAAGGGTTTGCTTGTTCATTATTCGTTAAAATCGGGGGCCAAAAGTTGATTCTCTCCCCAGTCTTTTTGCAGTCGGAATGGGCTTGCGGGTTCTCCGGTGTCGATACCTTTTTCATTCGTTGGCGGTTTTAGTTTTAGGGCGTAGCCTCGCGGGTCATAGTTGATACCAAAATTTTTGGGCAGCTTGCCGCCAAATAAGGCCCGCACTTTGTTTCTAATTTCGGCCATTTCTTTATCAGCTTGGGCCTCGTCTGTTTCTGAATCGTTGCAGAGTGCAAGCGTGATTTTGTGCGCTCTGTTTTCAAGTAGTCGCAACTGGCGAAATAGGCGGTTTGGGTTTTGGTTTTTACGCCCGCAAGTGTGGGTATATAATTTGGCCAACTCGTTAACATGGATTGCACACCAGCGGTCGCCTTCCTCCCGTTTCCCTAGTGTTTCAATCCAAAATTCGCCCATTCGGAGAACCATTTGGGCCGCTTCGGTTCTATTTTTGCCGATCTTGACAAAAATTTTCATATCTTCAGCCCAATTTGGTTGAGTTTTGGCCCATTCGGCCCGGTAGGTTTTCACGGTGTAGCCGCGCTCGTTCGTTTTCTCCCCTTCGGGAGCGTATTTTTTGTGTATTTTGATTTTCATTTTCTCACATTATTTGGTTTTACTTTGTTTGCCGCTGGCATTCCGGGCCTCAATCCCGGCGGGCTGGTTTTTCACATTTACCAACCCGGCCAGCGGCTACACCATGCGCCCCCGCTGGAGACGCACGCCGTAGCCGCCCGCTACCCCTCAAACAAATACAGTTTGCCATCGTCGCCCGCGTAGAGGTGTGACTCCCCAAACGCCTTTGACGCCTCGCTCAATCGGTCGCCAAGTTCGCCAAAGCCGCGATCCCAAAAACCCGTGCCGTGGCCGTTGCGCGTTAGCCAAAAATCATGCCCGGCGCAATCGGCCTCGGTGTAGTCTGCATCCCGTGGAATTGCGCGGCGTTCAACGTATTCGGCCAAGTCATTTTCATTTTCTGAAATAAACTTGGTGCAACTGTTTTTCATGGCTTGCAAGGTTGCTTCGGCCAAGTCGGATTCGTCATGCGTGGAATCTAGCGGCTCGCCATCGTCGCCCGTGGAACTCCATACAGCGCAAACAGCATACCCGCGCAGGAATTCTTTTTGTTGTTCTGGTGTCATTATCCTAATTGAGTTTCAAGGCTCCCGTTCTTTTCGTGCCACGCTTCACAATCGTTAATTTCTTTTTCAATCTTGTTAATTATTCTTTCGGGCAATTCATAATCCCGCTGGAAGCAATCAAACGCTTCGCGCCAGTCTGCTATAATTTCCCCGTGCGTCGATCCTTCGGCCCCGTGTTCGGCCCCATCGTAAATACGCTCGCACCGATCCCGTTTGAATGGTGAGCGAGAATGGCCAAGGCTGTCCCGGTTGGATTCATCCCACGTCGCGAAATATTCGGAGCGGATAAAATCGTCAAGGGAGGCAATGTCTTGCTGTTTAATCATTGAAAAACCCTCCCCCCGTTAACGGCTGGACTCATAAAGTAGGCCAGAAAAAACGCGGCGAGACTGCCCCAAACGATAAGGGCCAATAACCCTTGGCCGATTAAAAAAATTAATTTCATGCTGTCACCTCCGCGCCTATCCATATTCTTTTGGCTAGTTTTACCGCTTCCGCGATTTGTGCTTTTGTAGCTTTCACTCTGAATTCATCAGCGGCACAACTAAACGCTGAACGCCGAGCGGACTCCCATGATCGTGAATAGTAGTAATCACCGACCGCAAAAGTGGCCATTTCCTCGATCTCTTTTTTTGTTAGGTGTCTTGTTTTCATTTTCACATTTTTTTGGCCGCTTCATGCGGCACGGCTTCAAAGTGTCACATCTGCACCGTTACTGTCAACAAAGTTTTTTTAATTATTTTCACCAAGGCCCATTTTACCCCCGGTTTTATTGGTTAAAATGACAGAAAAAAAAATTTGACTAGGGCGAATAGCCGCAAAGAATTGGCGTCAGTTTTTCATGCTTTTGCATAGTTTGAAGCGGTTTACACATGGCGGGAAATAAGAACAGCGGCAACCGAAACCCACCGGCAAACAAAACTCCAATTGATAAGGAAAAAGAAATTTTATCACACTTGAAAAAGGGCAAGGGATTGATTGAAACGGCAGCCTTGACTCAGACCAGCCGAAACACGGTAAGCCGCATACGATACGAGAACGCCGATAACCTCCCGCAATGGCGGAAGAACACCCTTGAAAATTTAACCCGTGTCCATGACAAACTTTTACACAATATTGAAGAAAACATAGACAAAATCCCAGCCGCCGCCAAAACCATTTCCCTTGGAATAATTTCTGACAAAATTAAGGACATGGCGGGCGACGGGAATCAGATCGTGGAACACCGGCACGTTCACATTAACCACGGCGATCTAAATTCACTGCTATCGGATAAAAACACCGTTAAGAATGCGTCAAACACTAAAGAAAAAGACAATCAGCAAAAAGAACGGCACACTTCGGCCAGCCCGGCAGATATTATTGACATTGAGCCGCAAAAAGAATCACCACACGAATCACAGACGGGGGGAGGGGGTTCGCGTTGATCGCCTCGCCTTGCTACATAATGGGTTTTAGCGTCATAAAAATTTTTACAAAAAGGCGATGAAGGAGACAGAACTTGCAGCATTCCTCGGAGTACCACGGCAGCAGATAGTCGCAGTCCGCAAGGCAAACCCCGAACACACGTTCAAGGTAGGCCGGGCAATCCACTGGACATCAGACGGCAAAGCCTTCCTCTACAAAGAACTCGGACTGGATAAGCCGCTGGAACCCGAAACCCCAAAAGAAACAACCGCAATCACCCAACGCTGTTATTTCCCAAACCGCCATCTGGTGGAGGCCAAACTTAAAGACGGCAAAATAATCCTAGTTCGCGTAAAAGACTCACATATGTACGTCCCAAAAATGGAAATACCCATAAAACCGGACGGCAACGGCTGGACAGTTACGCGGCATCCGAAGCGGCGGGGCCGAATATGAACGAGCAACGACAGGAAGAAGCCTTCAAAGACGCGCTGACTGACTTGGTTCAGCGATTCTATGACGAGTTTGATCTGTCGTACCCGCAAATGGTGGGCATTCTGGAAATGACCAAGCAGGAGATTTTGGCCGACGCTGGAGAATACGTCACGCTGGATCAGCTAGACGTTGAGGTGGAGGACGACGACGAAGACCCACCCAACATACCGGAATAATGGCTTTCACTCCCACACCACATCCAGTGCTTGTCGTGCCGTCGCAGGACAAAATCCGCTCGTTTGTGGAGCGCGGGGAAGAAGGCACGGCGGAACTGGCCCGCATACTGGAGCAACGGGAAGAACTAATCCGATTGGAGAAGGAAGACCCATACCGCTACGGATACGAACCCCCGCACTGGAAAGATGCCGACGAACTTTGGAAAGGCTGCGGCGAACTCTTAATCCAAGGAGGCAATCGCGCTGGAAAGTCAGAATTTGCCGCCAAGCGCATCGTGCAAATGATGACGGCAAAGAAAGGCGCGAAGGTGTGGGTACTAGGAATGACGGCGCAATCCAGTATCCGCGACCAGCAACAACTGATTTACAAATACATCCCGACCGAGTGGAAGAACATTAAGAAGGGCAAAGTTCAGAACGTAAGTTTCAGCCAGAAAAACGGTTTCACCGAAAACACGTTCATTCTCCCAAATGGATCGCAATGTTGGTTTATGAATTATAGCCAAGAAATGCGAGTGATCGAGGGTGGCGAGGTGGACATGATCTGGTGTGATGAGCTTGTGCCATTGACTTGGATTGAGACGCTGCGATTTCGGCTGGTTA